CAATACAGGTAATGTAGGTATAGGAACTACTAGTCCTGATGCAAAGCTTCATATAAATACACCAGGAAATGCTGATGCTTTGGTCTTTTCAAGAGATACATATGGTGAAGCAGGAGTAATCAAACAAGAAGCAGGTGGTATAGGAGTATACTCACAAAAAAACCTAATATTAGGAGCTGATGAAGATAACCAGTTTACAGGAGGCAGCTCCAATGTAATATTTACCACAGATGGTTCTGAAAAAATGAGAATAGACTCCTCAGGAAACGTAGGTATTGGAACTACAAGTCCAAGTGCTAAGCTAGAGGTTAACGGTGCTCTGTTTGTAGGTGACCATACGGGAACTGTAACACCTACAGATGGCATATGGATTGAAGGTGCAAGTGGGGATGAAACTCAAATCCAAATGTACAGCCTTAATGGCAGTGTTTTTCACGTTAAAAACGCAGCAACAAAAGCAACTATTGGATATGGAAGCAGTCAAAATAGGTCTGTTAATTTCACAAATACAGGAGCAGGAGATATAAGTGTAGGCATAGGAACTGATAGTCCTGAAAACTTACTACACGTGCAGCAATCAGGTTTATACACAGGAAATCATGCTACAGCAGGTATTAGGATTAAGAGCGATGGAGCAGCAGGAGTAGGAAATTATCATGGTACTATAGCTTTAAGCAAAGGAACAGGTAGTGTAGCTATTGCAGCGGTTCAAGAAGCAACTGACTCTGATGTAATGGGTATGGCTTTTTTTACACATCCTAGCGGTACAGGTGGTGATGCGTCTGTAGAGAAAATGCGTATTGACCAAGATGGTAACGTTGGTATAGGAACAACAACACCTCAATCTAAACTACAAGTAGATGGTGGCATACAAATGGCTGATGATACAGATACAGCAAGTGCAACTAAGGTTGGAACAATGAGATACAGAACATTAGGTAATAATAGTTATGTGGATATGTGTATGCAAACAGGGATAACAACATACGAATGGGTTAATATAGTACAAAATAACTGGTAAAATGAGTAAAAAGTATATAACAGACAATATAGATGTTGCAGCTAATGCAACTGTAACAGGGTCCTTAGAAGTGCTAGGAGGTATAACAGGATCTTTTGAAGGAGACGGTAGTAATATAACAGGTATAACAGCCAGTACCTCTAATTCTGCAGGTATGATACTAGGTGCTCAATCCATGACGTATCAAGGTGGAACAAGTACATTAATACATACAGGACAGATAAGTAGCGGAACAACAGGATTATTCGCAACAATTAATAATGCAAACAGTATTATAACACTTAATAAACATGCAGGTAACTACTACAGTCAATTAGGCTTTAGTTCTAACGGCAACATTTATTACAGAAACTTTAACAATGCAGCTATTAACACATATCAATCCTGGCAAACAGTATGGACTTCCATCTCACTAACTAACGGTAATCAATTAATAAGAGATACAAGAAACCAAATTGTAGGTACATATAATACTATTATCGGTACAAGTACAAGTATTAATACAACTGGTGCTAGTATATTTGATAATATAAATGTAACTGATGGTGTAATAACTTCAATGAGCATTAGAACATTAACCTTAGCAAATCTAGGGTTTACAGGTGCAACTAATGCTAATTATATTACTAATAATAATCAAATATCAAACGGCGCTGGGTACCTAACAAAATCAGGGGACACTATGACTGGTAACTTAGACATGGGAGCTAATCAAATAAATCTTGATACTACTAAAGGGTTTGTAAATTCTGGACCTTGGACTAGAAACACTACTCCGCATGGTTACATAGATATTGGACCTGCTAACAGCTCTTACGCACACATTTACACTGACAGACCGTCCTTCTACTTTAACAAAGCTATTAGAGTAAATGGGGTAATACTAACAAGCAATAGCGGAACTGTTACTAGTGTTGCCGCAGCATCAGGAACAGGTATCTCTGTAAGTGGTTCACCAATTACAACATCAGGAACACTTACAATAACAAACACTGCTCCTAACATAGTACAGACCACTGTAAGTGGTAATGCCGGAAGCGCTACTGTTTTAGCAAACGCTAGAACAATCGCAGGAGTAAGTTTCGATGGTTCTTCTAACATATCATTAAACAACAATGCCATAACAAACGGTGCAGGGTACCTAAAGAAAACAACAGATACCTTTACAGGCAATTTAACATTAACAGGGAATATAAATACAAGTGGTAATACAATCACAGGAGCATTAACAGTTAATAATGCAGGAACTAGTCCTAACCCCGGATCACCTACTTCCCCAAACTTCCCTATTGCATCAAATACAGGTAACCCTGGAATATATTTATCTGAACCTGACCAGTGGTTAGTAGTTAATATAAACGGACAAGATTACGTAATACCTGCCTACTTACCGTAATGATAAAACTAACTGATGAATTAAAAGAGAAATTAGAGTCACACGGTAAAAAGTTAATCCGTATAACGTTAGAAGAATTAAATAAAGACTTACCCCTTCATAAAAAAACCAATAGAACAAATAAACAATAATTAAAAATGGCAATTCAAACAACTAAGAAGTTTAAACACGATTACGCAACTTACGATAAACCTTACTTTAGATTAGTAACACACCTACCGGCAGACGGAAACTCTACCCCTGTAGACTGTGTAATGTACGAATCAAAGAAAGCATATCAAGCAAATAGTGGGTCAATCACAACCCTACCGTTCTATGTATCTAACGTTTCCTGCTCTATTGACAATAACGGAGCAGATGTAGTAAGTAAGTACTTACTGTACGTAACCGAATACGTAGCCGAGGAACTAAATACACTATATCCAACCTCAGGTTTTACAGTAGTTGGCATCCCAACAGTATAGTAATAACGAGACGTAGACTATTTATAACATATGGCTAACATTTCAATTTACGACGGAACTTCATTATTTTATCCAGGTGCTACGCCATTCGGATTCTATGATAACGACTACCAGTTCCAAACCGATGCAGACAAGGTTGTAACCTTTAGTGCTCGGAGGTTAGGGTACCCTATCGAGAACATAGAATTACAAGATCTAAATTTCTATGCAGCTTTTGAAGAAGCAGTGACAACGTACGGTAACGAAATATACGCCTATAAGATACGACAAGATTACCTTTCCTTAGAAGGTACCCCCACAAACTACACCTCTCTAAATACAGATGTAATACAGCCGAATCTTAGCTCTATTATCAGAATGTCTCACCAATACGGAACAGAAGCAGGAGTAGGAGGTACAGTTACATGGCATACAGGATCTTTAGTAGTAACACAGGATCAACAGAATTACGATTTAAACCTATGGGCTCAAGATTCTGCTTCTATATCTACAACAGATAGAATAGAAGTAAAAAGAGTTTTCTTCGAAGCACCTCCTGCAATAACACGCTACTTTGATCCTTACGCAGGAACCGGTACCGGAACAGCAGAGATGATGGATACATTTGGATGGGGAGATAAATCCCCAGCAATAAGCTTCATGATGATGCCTATGAATTACGATCTTCAAAAACTTCAAGCAATAGAGTTTAATGACCAGATCAGAAAATCACAATTCACTTTTGAACTTGTAAACAATAATATTAGAATATTCCCTATACCTAAAGTATCCGGAGGTAAATTACGCTTCGAGTATATAAAAGAATCAGATAGAAATTCAATTAATGCTCCAGGCACATCTGGAGGGGTATCTAACGTATCTAATGTACCTTATAAAAACCCAACCTATTCCGAAATTAACTCAATAGGTAGACAGTGGATCTTCGAATATACTTTAGCGCTCGTAAAAGAGGTTCTAGGGTACGTACGAGGTAAATATGGAACAATACCTATACCCGGTGCTGAAGTTACTCTAAACCATGCAGACCTTATTGCAGCTGCAACCTTAGAAAAAGGAGCGTTACTAGAACGACTAAGAGGTTATTTAGAAGAAACCTCAAGAGAGAAGTTATTAGAGAGAAGAGCATTAGAAGCAGACTATAAGCAGAAAGAGTTAAGTTTAGTGCCTCAACCTATATTCATCGGATAAATTAAAGTACTATGAGTCTATACGGAGAATCAAGAGATATAAGTCTATTCAGACACATTAACCGAGAGTTGATGCATGATATTATATCCCAGCAAGTAATATATTACAAATACAATCTCGAAGAGAATACAGTAAACATTTACGGAGAAACAACTTCTGGAAGAATCTTTCAAGAACCCGTAATACTTTACACTATAATAGAAAGAAACGATAATACCGCCGTACTAGAAGACGGCTTACCTACCCTTAACCAAAAGGTTGTTTTTAAATTCCTTAGAGACGATTTAGTAGATGCTAGCGTGTTAGTAGAGGAGGGGGATATAGTACAGTGGCAAAATGCTTACTGGGAGATTGATAACGTAATATCAAATCAATACGTTGTAGGTAAAGACCCACTATATCCAAACACAGACAGTACAGGAACAAACCCATTAGAGAGTGGGTTAGAGAATTTTGGAACAAGCCTCTCAATAATCTGCAATGCACATTATGTACCAGCAGATAGAGTAGGTATAGATAAACAGAGACTATGAAACTAAGAGAATTGTTAAACGAGAAAGCTAATATGGGATATGAATCCTCTGAACCTACTGTAACTAATAAAGTAACAGGAACAGTATCTTGGGATATTACCCCTACCCCTTTAAAAGGAAGTATCGATGCATTAGAGAAAGCTACTTACCTTCTAGAAAAAGCAATACTAGAAAGCTCAGAAGATGAAAAGTTAGCAAAGTTTGGAGAAGTTTTAAGCAAGTTAAAGAAGTCGTTGAAGACACACTTAACAAAAAACTATAGTTAATGAGTATCAAGAAACCTACACCTAAGACTCAAAAAGACATTAGTAACTCGCTAGTGGACCCTTACATTAAAAGCAAAGGTAATCCTAATAATACAACAGAGAACCAAAACAATAGAGCATTACAGTTATCAGAGAAGAACGAAAAAGGTAAACCCTTAACAGTATCTTTACAAGATCACGACGAAGCAATATTACATTACTTTAACGAAGTCTTAAAACCTCAAGTCGTTCAAAACGGAGAGAAGATACAAGTACCTATAATGATCTCATCTCCTGAAAAATGGAAATCATACCAAAAGGACGGTTACTTGAGAGATGTTAAAGGCGCTATTATGGCCCCTCTAATATTATTTAAAAGAGACAGTATTGCAAAGAATAAAGCACTAACTAATAAATTAGATGCAAACTCTCCCGCTAACTACATGGTTACCGCTAAGAGTTATACTTCAAGAAATGCATACTCTAACTTCGAAGCACTTAATAATAGAAAGCCAGAAAAAGAATACTACGCAATAGTAGTACCCGACTACTTGACAATTAGCTATACTTTCATACTTTACACCTACTACATGGAACATCAAAATTCAATAGTAGAAGCAATACAGTACGCATCCGATACCTATTGGGGAGATCCTGAGAAGTTTAAATTTAGAGCATCAATAGAACAATTCGGATTTCAGACAGAACTTACAGCAGATAGTGAAAGAGTGGTTAGAAGTACTTTTACTGTAAAACTAAACGGATACCTAGTACCTAACACAAGACAAAAAGATTTAAACTCTATTAAAAAATTCAGCACGTCTAGTAAAATCTCCTTTGGAACAGAAGGTGTATCAGACATCGAGAATATTTAATAAAAACACTATACTTTTAAAGTATCCTTTTTTTTTTAAGAAGGTATTAAACCTTCGAAAGAAAACAATCTATTTATTATTAAACGTTAATCTAAAATGGCAGAAACTTTAATATCCCCAGGCACCCTCGCAAGGGAGAATGACCAATCTTTTATCACTCAAGGACCTATTACGGTAGGAGCGGCGATAATCGGACCGACAGCTAAAGGACCTGTAGAGGTTCCAACAGTGGTCACTACTTATAGCGAGTATCAAAACGTATTCGGTACTACCATCACCAGTGGTAGTGGTGTTTATACATACTTTACTTCCATAGCAGCTTATAACTACTTCAACAATGGAGGAGAATCCCTACTAGTATCAAGAATTAAATCCGGATCTTTCTCTTCTGCTAATGCAACACTCTACGGAGAAGGCACTACCGCAGCAGTAACGTTTGAAACCTTAGCAGAAGGTACTTTAATGAATAGTTCTTCTAGTCTAAACTCTGACGGGTCAATGGATAGCGGGTCTGTAGACAATGTTAGATGGGAAGTCGTAAATAGTAATAGCGGATCAGGAACATTTGACCTCTTAGTAAGACGAGGAAACGACAACACAATAGAAAAATCAGTATTAGAGACATGGACTAACCTTTCGTTAGATCCGTTATCTTCAAATTATGTAAGCAAGAGAATTGGAGATCAATCCTTCACTTACGCTGCAGACGGTACAAGTTACTATCTACAAACTACAGGAGCATATCCAGTAGCTTCTAGATACATAAGAGTAAGCGCAGTAAATTCACCTACTCCCAACTACCTAGACAATACAGGAACTGCTAAAACAGCATTCACAGGATCTATACCACTAGCAGCAAGCGGTGGATTTGAAGACGCAGTAGGAGGTGTAATGAGCGGAGCTAATTTCTACGATACAATCAATAGCTCGAATACTCAAGGAGTAGTAGGAGCTGATTATACAAACATGATCAACCTACTCTCTAACATGGACGACTACAAGTTCAACATATTACTAACACCTGGATTATACAATGCCGACTATACATCTCAAGCAACAAGTTTAATATCTAATACACAAAGTAGAGGAGATAATTTATACATACTTGATTTAGTGAAGTACGGACAGACAGTAACTGCAGTAACCGGACAAGCAAAAAGTAGAAATACATCATATGCAGCCTCCTATTGGCCATGGGTACAGGTAATAGATCCTGATACAGGAACACAAGTATGGGTACCAGCTTCAACCGTAATGGGAGGTGTTTTCGCATACACAGATATAGTATCAGATCCTTGGTTCGCACCAGCAGGTATTAACAGAGGTGGTTTAGGTCAAGTAGTTAGACCGGAAAGAAAACTAGCACAAGCAGCTAGAGATACATTGTATAGTAATAAGGTAAATCCAATAGCATCTTTTCCTGGAACAGGAACCGTAGTGTACGGACAAAAGACATTACAAACAAAAGCAAGTGCTTTAGATAGAGTTAATGTTAGAAGACTTTTAATTACAATGAAGTCTTACATCTCTCAAGTATCTCAAAACCTAGTATTCGAACAGAATTCAACCTCTACGAGAAACAATTTCTTAGCACAGATTAACCCGTACCTAGAAAGTATCCAGCAGAAGCAAGGTCTTTACGCTTATAAGGTAATAATGGACGATACTAATAATACTGCAGACGTAATTGATAGAAACATACTAATAGGCCAGATCTATGTACAACCAACAAGAACAGCAGAATTTATATATCTAGATTTCAACATAACACCAACAGGAGTAGCTTTTCCAGCATAGATAAAAACAAGATACTTAAATGAGCACAAGCCTAAGTTCACCCGGCGTTTCTACTAGAGAGATAGACGCCTCACAGCTAACACAGCAACCAGTAACAGTAGGAGCAGCAATCATAGGCCCTACTGTTAAAGGTCCTGTTGAAGTTCCTACAGTAGTTACAAGCTATTCTGAATATGCAAATACTTTCGGAGACGTCTTTGTATTCGGAAGTCAGTACGGAGACACAAACGTAACATATTTAACTTCTATATCTGCAGAAAACTATTTTAATAGCGGAGGAGAATCCCTTCTAGTAACTAGAGTAGTATCAGGATCGTTCACAGAAGCAACCTCTACACCTATACTCAATACAGCAGCAATAGGAACCTCAATAGAAGTAGGCTTTGATACAGACCTAACTTCCTCCATAACTACATTCCCTACAGGAGTACAGTTAAACCGAAGTTTTGATGTAACTCCAACAACAGACGGTGCTGGATCCGGACTAGAATTACAGTACTATCCCCACCTCGACTTTACAGTAGGTCCTCCATACCACGGATACCAGTTAAATGTAACAAACCCAGGTACCGGATACCTAGCAGGCGATACAGTAACAATACCAGGGGTACAGTTGGGATTAAAACCTCAAGGTAGATTAATAACCGGAGAAAACAATTTAAGCCAGAGTATAACCGACGCCTCCTCCGTAGACGGAGTAAGAAACCTCAACACTACTGGAGGAAGTAGTTTAAGAGGATGGACATTTGCAACCGG